ATCGCGCGCTAAACATTCCTTTTGTTGGACTCGGACTATATTAGGTCTCCGTGCCTAGGTTGCGTGAATAATACAACAATGGCGTACCGTCGGAAACTTTACAAAAGGAAGAAGCGATTTAGCAGGAAAAAACGTGTTTTTAAAAAAACCGTTAGGAAGATTTTTCGAAAGAAGCGTTCTTTTTTTAAAAAGAAGCGTGTGACCAGGAGAGGAGCAATGAAAATAAATTCTTCATTAAATCAAGCAAGGTTCAAAGTACGTATTAACAGACGTGAATTAGATTTAGGTGATGATCCCGAAATCATCCAACTTGGAAATCCGGCAGACCTAACATACACTGCATTGGCAACTAATTTACCAATAATTAACCAATATAATCAATGGAGAATCGACAAAATTGTGACACACTGGAGACTTAAAAACAGGACTAGATCTGCTTGGAGAGGAGATCTAGTTAATCATGCTTTGGTTTACTCTGTGCCTAATGACAGCTCTGGCGCTGATGGAAGTTTGGAAACACTTATGTATCAATCAAACACGGACACTATCAACAATATGTTGTTAAATTACACACAACTCAGAGGAGTATACTTTCAAAAAGTATCATATATGAGAGGTAGCAGAGCATACAAACCATACATAACAGAGTCAATTACAACTCTGGCTAAGAATTCATTGGCTGCGCCATCAATCATAGGCGACATTAGGAGAAACTACAGCAAAACATTTAGATATGCATCAAGTGCAGTTCGTTACGAAGCACCACTATTCATGGTGTGTCCAGGACTAACAAAAACAACATATGACATTACAGGAACACTTACGACAGGCACAAACGAGTCTCAAGTAGAGCTTACCAAATCATTAAACGAGTTTCCACAGTTAGAGGTTTGGAGTGATATCTACGTCACATGCAAACAGTACAAAAATTTCAGTATTGTCGCTAAGCCAACTCTAAAAAGTTCAAAACCACAAATGGAAGACATGGCAAACGAAATCAATGTTGATTTCAATAAAGTTAAAGCGGACGTACAGGAATCTGTCATGGACCAAATAACCAATAGTCATCCTGTACTAGGAGCAGTAGCAGCTATCGCCGGATTAAGAAAAAGACCAAGAGATGAATTTAAAATGTAATTTATTTAAAATCGCAATCATTATTTGGTAAATCAATAAATTCTGAAGTAGTTATATGTTTTAATAAATCAGCAAAAGATTCGTATGGGAAATAATCTTCACGTTGTGCTTGATTTTCAGTAAGGAAATCAATCATGGCAGCATGTTCAATGGCATCAGTATCTTCAATCACTTGAGTTTCTTGCTCCGATAACTCAATGACACTCTCTTCTGGTTCGACTTCAACTGGTACGAGATCATTAAAGTGTTCTCCCGCCATAGCGCGGTAGTCATCCAGATCCACAATTTGCCAACGATCATAAGTAAGCAAATGCTTATGATCATGTACATCGTGATTGGTGAGGACAACAATCTTAACAGAGTATCCGAGCCAAAACATGTCTGAGTCATACTTGCCAGAAGAGACGCAACCATCTTTAAGTTCCTCAAAGATATCCCAAGCAAAGTACTGAGGCTGCTTATTGCGAGCATAATCAAAAATTGCAATCTTGTAGTCGCCCTTTGAAAATGCGTGGATAATATCGTGTGCTTTACCTCCTCGACAGTAAAACACATCAGATCCGTGAGTGTTGCGTATGTATTTGGCAAGATGAGACTTGCCAGAATTGCCGTGCTTATCTTGAACGAACAAAATCCGACGATCCGTCTGTTTCATCAACTTGTCGTAGACTTCTTTCTGCCACGGCCGAAGTGAAGTAACTGCGGGAGGGTGGCAAGCTGAACGTTTGTTTGTTTGTGTGATCTGCTTCAGCTGATTGTAACATCGAATGGTCGTTTCTGGACAAAGAGCTGCGCACTCCTCCAGGTTGTTGCAGCTGAGTAGGCGTGTATACAGGTTGAGATTCGAACCAGGTTTTCCGAGCTCCAGAAATACATTCTCCTTCGCACAATAATCTCGGGATTGTTCGTCCGTACCAAAGGCAGATTCCATATGAGCTCGACTGAGAGCAGGGATCAGTGACCTCCACTTCGAAAGAGTCCCATCTCTGGCCTTCAAAAAAGAATGGTGGAAGTGGATGAAGCCTTGCAAATGCGGAGTACCGTTTGCACCAACTTCTTTTCCGATGATACAATACTCGATGTTCTTCAAGAGCGAGTTCAAGAGAGTTTCCAACTGTAGACATTCTTCTTCCGTGTAATTGTTCAAAGTAAAACAAATACGATTTGAACGTAGATAATTCTTCTTAGGAGGCATTGCGAGAACTGATAAATAAAAGTTGGAAACACTAGCTTTTATATAACAAAAACGGAAAAAGAAACGCGAACGATGCGCGGTCGCTCGCTACGCTCGCTCGCTAGGTTCCAAAGGTATTGGTGTTCGACTGCGGTAGCTGATGACTCCGAGGCGCTTCACGGCCGGCTACGCCGGCCTGCGTCCACTAGTCCAAGGCAAGTCCACTAGACAGGGGGCTGCGCCCCCCGAACCCCCCCGCCTCCCTCGCTAAAGCTCGGTCGTCGACCCTCCGGGGGTGTGTAAAGGGGAGAGGCTATGGTAATACTGGAATGCCATAGCCTCTCTCTCTTTTTTTCAGCGGCAGGTGATATCGCGCGCTAAACATTCCTTTTGTTGGACTCGGACTATATTAGGTCTCCGTGCCTAGGTTGCGTGAATAATACAACAATGGCGTACCGTCGGAAACTTTACAAAAGGAAGAAGCGATTTA